GATTAGGTCCTCATAGAAAAGGGTTTCATGTGAAACCTTATCTTTCTTTTTAAGAATACTGATTCTTGGTTTGGCTAAATCTTTTTTCCAAACTTCTACTAACGCTTCAACGGAAGTGTCGAAGTTCTTTTTGATTCCTGTTGTGTCTTCGCCTCTTAAAAACTCTACTGTCTTATCATACAATGGACACCAATAGATGCCTCGTGCATGAGCAGTTCTAATTAGTTCTTTAGGCACTTGTAGTTTTGAATATGTAAATTGTAGTGAACGATTCTTATGGTCTCGTTTGTGTGGTTGACCACTAGGTTTCTTTGCAATATACCATTCAAAATATTTTCGTGTGTAATTCTTCATTAGCCATTGGCGAATTTTGTATCGTGTTTCTTTTTCTGGTTCAAATGATACTGAACCTGCCGTAAATCCCATCTTTTGCCAATAAGGTAAACCATCATACTGTGATAGTCCATTTGGTTTCGCTTGGCCATATAATGATGTTGTTGTGATTGATACTAACTTATCACCATATAGTTTTTCCCACAGTTCTTGTATTGGTGTTGCTAAACATAATAAAGCAAGTAACTTACCGCCAACATAATTATAACCTAGTGGTTGTAATGGAACAATTGTTGAACCAATAGCTGTGTGGTTAATCATACCGCCTTGTGTTTTGAGTTCACGACTCCAACCAATATAATTATCTCGTGGTGTTAAATCTAAAAAGTCAGATGAAATACAAATTACACCAAGATATTTCTTGGTTACTTTATCTCTTACAATGAAGTTTAGATTACGACCAATATTAGAATTGTTTTTCATGGTTGATGAAAAGGTACGAATACAATTCCATAGCTCAGGTAAGTCATCTTGTTTATTTGCATAGATGAGTTCGGGTTGTAGTTTAAGATAGTCATCTGAATCCGTTGGATTCCAAAAGTTAGCTTTTACTTCTTCAATAGCTCGTCTTTGTTTTTCATCTTCAACAACTCGCTTCTGACCTTCCCATAAATCATTAACGATTGTAGATGGGTATCGGTCTTGAACCTCACACCACTTTTGATAGAGTGTGTATTCTTTTACATCCATACCAGAAACATAGGTTAAATCTTTGATAACAGTCTCTTTGAGTTCTTGTTCATCAATTGTTGGCATATCCTCAACAGGATTTACCTCCAACCATTTTTTCCATTGGGTCTCTACATCGTCTTTCGGGTCAAATGCGTATGCCATTATTTTCTTTTCTTAATAATTTCAGATAGTTTTTGTGCTTGTAATCTTTGTAATTCTTGTGTGTTGTTAATATTTTTTTCAATAGAGGTTGTTGTTTTGTTTACAATCACTAATTGTAGTTTTAAATCTTCTTGTTGTTTTTTAACAACCCGAAGTTGCTTAGCTAAATCGTCAGCTCTTCTTTTTTGGTTATCTAATTCATAGGTCATATTCACTAATTGACCTAAAAACAATAGTGATATAACTATTGAAACTAAAAACAAACCGAATGCTATGTGTCTATCTGTCATTTTTCTTTTTTCGTGTTATTGTTTTAATAATCTTTTCTTGTTTCTGTCTTGCTAATCTCAATGAAACTGGCCCAGCATGTTCAACAAATTTTATACCGTTCATATGGTCTAATTCGTGTTGATAACATCTTGCAGTCAACCCTTCCATTTTCATTTGGATATGTTCGCCATTTTCATTATAGAATGATGCCATAATCCATGACGGTCTTTCTATTTTAAGATATAAAGCAGGATAGGAGAGGCAACCTTCGTTATCTTTTACCATTTCTGCCGACTGGTCAATAATTTGTGGGTTGATACAAGCGAACTGAAAGTGTTCGGTTCCAATCACAAACACTCTTTCAAATATGCCACATTGATTAGCTGAAAGTCCTAATCCGTTGAATAGTTTCATGGTCAACTTTAATCGTTTAATTAAGTTGTTCATATTTTGATTAGGTAATGCGTTCTTATATTGTGGTATTGGTTTACTTAACATTGGATGATTCTCATCAAACAATGGTAATGGTTCAACCTTTTCTTCTTTTACAATATTAGCACCAGTATCAATGGTAAATATTTCTTGTTTTAATATATCGTCACTCATTTTACAATCCTACTAAAGTTTTTAATCTTCTGAAATCGAATTACATTATTAAATTTATCTTGGAGAATATCACCTTTATGGGAAATCACAAATAGGTTTACATCTTCAAGCATATGTAATATCTTAATCAATTCATCGGTACCATTCACATCTAAGCTTGAATCAAATATCTCATCAAGTATTAATAGGTTGGTGTTAGATGAATTTTTAAGTTTAGCAATAGCACGCCATGTTAGCATAAGTGCCATATCAATTCTTTGTTTCTCGCCTTCTGAAAAGTTATTATAGGTAAACTCGTCACGGTGCCTTGATTTAATAGTTTCTTTAAATGATTCATCAAGGTTAAAGTTCACAAAGAAGTCTAATGATGCCAAATACTTGTTCACTAATTTATTAATGATTGGTAAATATTGTTTAATAATTTTTGTTTTAATACCTGTGTCTTTTAATAGTCCAGATGCCACTTCATAATATGTTTTCTCATCAATCAGTTCTTTGAGTTCTTTTTCAGCTTCATCAATTTTAACTTTAAGTTCTTCTAATTGTTTTTGTTCTGTATCTGAAATGTCTTTGGTATTTTTTAACTCGGTAATATGTTTTTCAATACGAGCAATATACTTGCGAATCTCATTGATTGATGTTGTATTGGTTGCAATCTTAATCTGTAACTCTTGTATCTCTTTTTGTTTTTCACTAATCTGATTAAGTTTGTTTTGCTCTTCTAGTAATTTGATTTCTAATTGTGATAATCCAACGGTACACTCTGTAATCTTATTGTTTAGGTTACCAACTTCTTCTTCTTTGAATTGCTTATCAATAGCTTGTCGGCATGTTGGACAATTATCATTATGTTCGAAGAAGTTGACATCTTTCTTATATTTGTTTAGGTTGGTTTCAATCTGTGTTTCGAGTTGGTTAAACTTCTTAACTTTTTGTTCTGTCTCTAAACGAGCAACAACATCAGCTTGAAGTGTATCAATTTTGCCATTACATTCGGTTGTTTCTGTTTCTAAAGTAACAATATAATTTGAATTATTAGCAATATCTAATTCGTATTCAGTAATCTTTTCATCATTATTTTGTTTGAGTTGTTTGATGTGAGCTTCTTTAAGTTCATACTTTTGTTGGCCAATATCAATTTCGTGTTTTTTAGCGACAGATAAATCTTTATTATTGGTCAATCTTTCTTTAACCAAACCATTCATTGTGGAGAATATTTGAATATCAAGCAAGTCTTCAATGATTGCTCGTCTATCAGTATTTGATAATTGCATGAATGGTGTAAATGAGGCAGAACCTAGAATTACAATCTGTGTGAAAGATTTATAATTCATTTTAAGAATAAACTTCTCTAGGTATTCTTGATAGTCACGAGCAGCTGCGTCTTGGTTGAGTAATTCACCGTCTTGATAAATTTCAAAAGTATTTGGTTTGATACCACGAATAATTTTATATGACTTGTTACCAGAATTGAATTCAACTTCAACAACAGTATCTTTACCATTGATTGAGTTGATTAGGTTGGGTTTGACGATTGAACGGAAAGGTTTACCAAAAAGACCAAAGCATAAAGCATCTAACATTGTAGATTTGCCAGAGCCATTTTCACCAACAACAAGTGTGTTACTTGTGTTATCTAATTTAATTTCGGTAAAATAATTACCGGTTGAAAGAAGATTCTTCCAACGAACATAACGAAATACGAGCATTATTCGGTTGTTTCCGTGTTAAGTGCTTCTACATAAAGTTCACGCATGAGTGTTTTTAGTTTATCACTATTTACATTCAAGGTGAGGTTATCAATATACTTACTTAATATAGTCATTGTATCTTCAGCTTGGTCAATGATTTCTTGGTCAGTATCAAAACTTGTATCAGTAAAATCTTCAACAATTGAAATGTCTGATACTCCGGCTTTATATAAGTTATCAACCACATTATCAAACAAATATGGGTTCTGTTTATTAATGACGATGACTTTTACATATGTTTCTTTTAATTTAGAAAAATCATAAGCTTTCCAGAATTCAAAGTCTTGAGCGCCATCATCATAGTTTAATTTATGAAACATACGATATGGGTTCTGTATGAATTCCATTTCACGAGTTGCCGTATCAAAAATATGGAAGCCTCGTGGGTCATTATAGTCAGCCCAAGTCATTTCATTTGGAGTGCCAACATAATAGATATGACCATCATCTGATTTATGATGAAAATGTCCAGTTAATACCATATCATACTTGATAAGTTTGTTTTTGTCAATACCGCCACGACAAACATTACCACGGTCCATTTCAAACCCATCTATCTCAAAATGGCCAAATGCTAGTTGTGATTTA